TAAGCAGTTTACGTAAAACTGCTAAACAGGGCGGGCGCAAAGGACAACTAGCACACTGGCTAGCTAATATGAAAGCAGGCCGTGCTAAAAAAAATAAATAAGTGTATGAAAATCAAAGAACTTTTAGAAACAGCTACAGCAGGTGCTACAAGTGCCGGTATGGGGGCTACTTTGATCAAAGGGGGTACTGGCTCTAATGTAGGTACACTATTTGGCGGCAGTTTTAAACAGAATAAAACCACTAAAAAGAAGTCTAAGACTTCCGACGAATCTATTATAAGAAGATAAATATACTTATGGACCTAGAAAAACAACCAGTCGACGATCACGAAGCCAAAATGGCCAGAGCTGAGCTTTATAAGCTCAATCAGTATTCTGCCAAATTGTTTAAACTGATCGGAGAAAACGATGAATTAGATGGCTGGGTTCAATCAAAAATTACCAAAGCTGCTGATTATATCAGCTCTGTATATCATTATATGGAATATGAAAAAATGGCAGCTAGTCAAGTCGAATCGGGACCTAGAGATTTTGAAGAATCTCTACAAAACGAAGTTAAACAAAGCCTCAAAGAACAGTGGCTGAACAGAAAAAATCAAGGAAACTAAAATGGACTTTAAAGCAATACTAAGCAAACTTGACGGAATGGAAGCACCTCCGACAACTCCTGCAGCCCCTGTGTTAGACAAAGCTGTGCAACTCAACGAAGATGCACAACTTCGTGTTCTAGCTGGACAAACAACTTATGTTGCAGAAGCCAAGAAAAAGAAAGACGAAGAAGTTAAAGAAGAAAAATCGTCTACTGGCGGAACTATTGATCGTTCAAAGAAAGGCGTAACCAAACACACACAAAATCCCAATCGCTTCAGTGATGAACCACATTCAGAACCTGCTAGCAAGGCCAAATCACAATCAGCTGCGGACAAAGAAAAAGACAAAGCAGCTGACAAAGCCGATGCCAAAGACAGCAAGGACTATGAAAAAGCACACGGCAAGGGTTCCGTGACTCGTGTTAAAGATGGCAAGAAAGTAGAAAGCATTGAGCCACAATTCAAAAGCAAGTTCATGAAGATGGTAGAAGCCAAGAAAGAAGAAAGTGCTGCCGACGCTAAGAAGAAAAAAGAAGATAAGAAAAAGAAAATGGCCAAGATCATGGACGAAGGTGCCAAGCCAGACTTTTTAGATCTTGACAAAGACGGTGACAAGAAAGAGCCAATGAAAAAAGCCGCTGGCGACAAAGGTGGTGACAAGAAAGACGGCAAGAAGGGAATGAGTGCTGCTCAAGAAAAATTCTTTGGAAAAAAGAAAACAGTTAAAGAATCAGTTGAATCTAATCTATCATTTAAAGAAATGATGGCACTGGTTGTTGAAAGTGGTGGCCAGCAACAGATCGATCCCGTAGACAATCAATTGTGGGCTTGGGCACAACGTGTTGCTAAAACCAAGATTGGCGAAGGCATGAAGGCTGATGTTTATGCTGGCATGGTCTATGAGCGTATGGGCGGTGCATTTGAAATGTACGATGTGCTCAGCGAGCAACGTAGATAATACTTCCAATAAGTATCTAAAAGCCGGCAATTAGTTGACCGGCTTTTTCTTTGACTATATAATAGTTCTATAGGAGAGAATTATGTCTACAAGAATGTACGGTCCCGAAGAGAAAGCCAAACTAGAACGTTTGATCAGTGAAGGTTCTAATGTGCTTCGTGAACTAGAAGATCTGCAAGAAGGTCTCAAAGAAACTGTCAAAGCTGTTGCAGAAGAATTACAAATCAAACCATCAGTTATTAACAAAGCAATTCGAATTGCACACAAAGACAACTGGAAAGATCACGAGCAAGAATGGAACGATATTGAGATGATACTCGGTGTTACTAAACGACTGCCAGAATGATTGACACAATATTCAGCCCAACTATACAATGGATTAAAGATGACTTTAAGTCTAACCCAATTCGTTTTGTTGTTGAGCTGTTTGCTTGGGCTATTAGTATTGGTTGCAGTATTACTATGGCAGTCACAGTCCCCACTCCGCCGCTTCTTACTCTTTATCCCATTTGGATTCTTGGTTGTGCTATGTACGGTTGGGCTGCTTGGACTAGGAAATCTTTTGGTATGCTGGCTAACTATTGTTTGCTAACCGCAATCGATACCGTTGGTCTCGTTAGAATGATAATTAATTAAATAAACAGTAGATGGTAAGCTGGGCCATAAACCGCACATTCGGTATTTGTCTGCCACAAAAGACATAGGAGAAAAATTTGAGTTACGTAGACGCTTTCTATAATAGAGAGCAGGATATGATTAATGTTGTTGAACGCAATGATAAAGGCGAACGACATTATAAGGAATACCCTGCCCGTCATATATTTTATTACCCGGATGCCAAGGGTAAATTCACAAGTATTTTTGGACAACCTCTTTCACGAGTAAGTTCAAAAAACGTCAAAGAACATCGCAAAGAACTTGCAATTCATTCAAACAAAAAATTGTTTGAAAGTGATATCAATCCTATATATCGTTGTCTAGAAGACAATTATCTTAATGTTGATGCACCTAAGCTAAATGTAGCATGGTTCGACATTGAGGTAGACTTTGATCCAGAACGTGGCTATGCTAGTCCAGAGGACGCATTTATGCCCATTACTGCTATTGCTGTCTACCTACAATGGATGCAGACTATGGTCTGTTTGGCCATTCCTCCCAAGACCCTAAGTATGGAAGAGGCTAAAAAGCAAGTTGAAGAATTTCCTAACACGTATTTGTTTGATAACGAAGCAGATATGTTAGACATGTTCTTGGATCTAATACAAGATGCAGATGTACTAAGTGGTTGGAACTCAGAAGGCTTTGATATTCCTTACACAGTTAATCGTGTGGCCAAAGTTCTAAGTAAAGAAGATACAAGACGTTTTTGTTTGTGGAATCAGTTTCCCAAGAAGCGTGAGTACGAAAAATACGGTAAGGCCGCTGTCACATACGATCTTATTGGTCGTGTACACCTAGACAGTCTTGAACTGTATCGCAAGTACACATATGAAGAACGTCATACCTATAGACTAGATGCTATCGGTGAAGCAGAGATCGGTGAGAACAAAACTGTCTACGAAGGCACGTTGGATCAACTGTATAACAATGACTTCCGTAGATTTATTGAATACAATAGACAAGACTGTATGTTGTTAGAAAAGTTAGATAAGAAATTAAAGTTTCTGGCTCTTGCTAACACACTGGCACACGAATGTACTGTGCTACTACAGACCACAATGGGTGCTGTAGCTGTAACTGAGCAGGCCATTATCAACGAAGCTCACAAGCGTGGAATGATTGTTCCTAATAGAATAAGTCGTGAAGAAGGCTTTAGTAATCAAGCCGCTGGTGCTTATGTGGCCTATCCCAAGAAAGGCATTCACGAATGGATTGGTTCGTTAGATATTAACTCGCTGTATCCGTCAGCTATTAGAGCGTTGAACATGGGTCCGGAAACTATTGTTGGTCAGTTGCGTCAAGACGGCACTAAAGATTATATTGCTGCTGAAATTGCCAAAGGTAAATCATTTGCATCAGCATGGGAAGGTGTGTTTGGATCACTAGAATACGCAGCCGTACTAGAAAGAAATGTCGGGCGTGAAATTACTATCGACTGGGAAGACGGCGGTGTTGATACGCTAAGTGCTGCTCAAGCCTACGATCTAATCTTTGAAAGCAATCAGCCTTGGATGCTTAGTGCTAACGGCACAATCTTTACCTATGAGAAAGAAGGTATCATTCCCGGCTTGTTAAAACGTTGGTATGCTGAACGTAAAGAAATGCAGGCCAAACTAAAGGATTGTATTGCAGCCGGTAATAAAATTGAAGAAGAATACTGGGACAAGCGACAGTTGGTTAAGAAGATTAATTTGAACAGCCTGTATGGTGCTATTCTTAATCCTGGTTGTAGATTCTTTGACAATCGTATTGGACAATCGACTACACTTACAGGTCGTGCTATTGCTCGTCACAT